TCCTCGCCGGGGAGTACGGAGAGTCTGGGATGAGGGTCGAGGGCCGCTGGCTGGTGGACCCCCACGAGCTCGTCGCGGGCTACTCGGGGAGGCCCGCGTGACCGTGCCGCCTGAGATGGAGAAGTACCAGGGCAAGGTCCGAGCCGTGCTGCTCAGGGTCGCCGCCGAGAAGGAGAAAATCATCGAAGCCTTTCTCGCCGAAACCGGGCTCATGCCCAGCGAGTGCGAACTCGTCCAGGTGACCGAGGACCACGAGATCCGCTGGTTCATCCGCCGGAGAGAGCCATGACCGACGAGAAGCCCAAGAACGCCTTGCGGCACATCCAGGCGCTCCCCGGAGAGGCCGGCGAGGCCGCCCTCATTCCCGTCTCCCGTCTGCAGCTCGACGACGTCCGCGGGGACCCCTCGAAGGCATCCCGGTTCAGGGACGCGGGGGGCGTGGGCTCGATCTCGCGGAAGCCCCGCATCGAGGCCCTCCTCGGGACCGCCCAGGCCATCGCCTGGGCCCAGCTCGACCCGCTCTACCAGAAGCTCAAGCGCGGAGAGGCCCTCTCTTCCCCCGAAGCACAGCTCTACCACAAGCTGGTCGACGACATCGCGAAACTCGTCCGCGAGGAGCGGGCACAGCAGAAGCACGAGGCCGTAGAGGACCTCGACCAGGCCACTCTGGCCGAGAAGAGCATCGAGGCCCTGCGCGTGCTGGGTCTCCTGCCGAAGGACACCGAATGAGCAGAGAAAGCAAGAGCGCAGCCATCGCAGTGGAGATGGACAAGGCGTGGGACCAGTTCTACCTGGCCGAGGACGCCTACCAGCACTCCTACCGGGCCTTCGACAAGGCGAGGAAGCGTCTGATGGCGGCACGGTCCACCCAGGTAGCCTTCGGGAGGGTCCAGGACATCGTCGGGTCCGTCTGGGAGGAGAGGCACCCTCCGGAGGGCGACATTCCCTCGCCGCCGGAGCGGGACTGGAACGAAGGCGCCTCGTCCCCCTCCTACCCCGGGGCCAAGGCCCAGGCCGCGGAACAGTGCCGCGTCCGCCTCGCTGCCATCGAGCTGGGCGACGAATGACCCGATTCCGAGACATCCGCGCCGCCGAGGCCGAGCAAGCGGCAGCCGAGAGCCGGTCCGGGGCCGAACCTACCCCTATCGGGCAAGACAATGCCCATTCTGGGTCTGTTCACCTTCTCGACCCCGGGCATGGGACCGGAGAAGGTCGAGATAGGGCCGAAAAAGGGCCTTATCCGGTACCCAGGAGCCGTTCTGCGAACCGGAGGGCACGCAGGGTCATCCGGGCCATCCAGAGGCGTGGAAAACGCCGTATGGCCCGTCTGCTGGTCCGCGCGAGGAAGGCCGCGGAGCGGGCTCTGGCGCAGCGGGAGAACGGGAAATGATAGGGGAGTTCGTGGCCGGTGCGGTGATGGTACTGACGCGGGAAGCGTCCAGGCGCCGCTCCGCCGATGACATCCAAAACTACCGCACCCCTATGACGTGGAGCACTACCGTCGAGGCGATGCCCGGTGGTGGGCTCACATTCAGAGTCCGCGCCTCGCTCGCAAAGGGGGATCAGCGGGTTACCGCAGACAAACGCGTCGCGTGGCACGACGTAGCCTACTTCCGCGGAGGAGCCCCAGACACGTTCGGCCGGGCGGTTGCGGGGGAGGTGCTCGCCGAGCTCGCCACGGCCGGGGGACACCAGGCCGGAGGATCCGATGGGAGCGCACCCGGTCACGCTGAGGGCGGCTACGAGGACTGACGTCCCGTACATCATGAACTCGTGGCTGAACAGCCACCGCCACAGCTACCATACCCGGGGCGTCGAGGGGCCGGTCTACTACGCGGAGCAGAGGAAGCTCTGCGAGCTCCTGACGACCCGCGGGACCGTGCTCATCGCCTGCGACACGCAGGAGCCGGACGACATCTTCGGGTGGGTCTGCGCCGAGATGGTGGACAACATGCTGGTCGTGCACTTCATGATGGTCAAGGGCGCCTTCCAGGACCACCGCATCGGGACGACGCTGATGGAGGCTCTCCTCGCGTCCGAACCGGACTGCCGCGCGATCCTCTACACGCACCAGACGAAGGCGGGACGGAAATGGGCCGAGAAGATGGCCGACAAGACCGACCTGCCGGTGGGGTACAACCCCTATTTCATGTACAGGACGATGGGAGCCGCGTGGGGATGAGCAAGACGAAACGGGAAGTGATCGAGGTCGGGTTCCTGCAGATGGTCCCGTTCGCGGGAAGAGACGGGGGAAGAGCGCAGCAGTGCCGTCCCGCGGAGACTCCTTCGCTGAAGCGGAAAGCCGGCGGAGGCTGGACCTGGCACAGCAAGGCAGGGCTCTGGATGAGCGTCCCGAACGTGAACATCGCCTACGTCCTGGAGAGGGATGTCGAAGACCCGGACGCCTAGCGTGATGGGCCCGGAGGAGGCTCTCCGGGTCCTCAGGGAGCAGGCGCGGAGGGGAGAGACCCTCAAGAAGATCGACTTCGGGGACCTCTGCTTCCCGGAGCAGAAGCTCTTCGTCGAGGACGATTCCCCCTTCGTGTCCGCAGTCTGCGGGCGGAGGGCCGGGAAGAGCGACGGAGCCATCCTGAAGGCTCTGCGGGCCGCCCACGAGTTCCCGGGGAGCATGATCCCCTACATCGCTCTCTCGCGGCCCCACGCGAAGCGGATCGCCTGGCCGAAGCTCCTGCAGTGGAACCGGAAGCTGGACCTGGGCGGGAAGCTGAACCTGTCCGAGCTCTCCGTCTTCTTCCCCCGCTGCGGGTCGACCATCATGCTCGGAGGGGCGAACGACGAGGCGGAGATCGAGCGCTGGCGCGGAGGCGCCTACCCGCTGGTCATCATCGACGAGGCGCAGGCCTTCCGGTCCTTCCTCCAGATGTTCATCGTCGAGATCCTCCTTCCCGCCACCCTCGACTACGCGGGGCAGATCGTCCTCATCGGGACCCCGAACGCGGGGTGCTTCGGGTACTTCCATGCGGCCTCCTCGGGGGAGCTGAAGGACGACGACGGGAACCCGATGTTCAGCAACCACCACTGGACGGGGTTCCAGAACCCGAACATCGACCGGGAGTACCGGGAAGGGCGGCACACGGACCTGGCCAGGGCTCTGGCGACGACCTCCCGGGGCATCCGCACGATCATGTCCGCGGCGGGGCTCACGTTCAAGGACCCGGTGTCCCAGCGCGAGTGGTACGGGAAATGGGTCAAGGACACGGAGGGCCTCGTCTACCAGGTCCCCAAGTACGCCCAGATCGGGGACACCGCGATCCTGGAGGACGCCGACGACTGGTGCTACGTCCTCGGGATGGACGTGGGCTTCGTGGACGCTACAGCCTTCGTGGTCATGGCCTACAGCCAGTCCCTGGGGGTCTCCGTGGTCCTGGAGTCCTTCCAGGAGAGCAGGCTGCTCATCAGCCAGCAGGCGGCCCTGGTGGAGCGCCTGGGCATGCGCTACGACTTCGAGACCATCGTGGTCGACCCCGGGGGAGGGGGAAAGTTCCTGACCGAGGAGCTGTGCCAGAAGCACGACCTTCCCGCCGTCTCGGCCGAGAAGAGGGCCAAGATCCCCGCCATCCAGACGCTGAACGCGGACATGAAGGCCGGGAGCTGCAAGATCGTGGGCTGGCCCAACCAGGAACTCCTCCACGACCTCTCGATCCTCCAGTGGAACTACTCCGCCCTGGAGAAGAGGGTCGGGAAGGAGATGGCGAAGCTGAAGCCCCTGGACCACCTGGCCATCGACGACCGGACCCCGGACCACCTCGCGGACGCCTTCCTGTACGCCCACCGGGAGTGCCTGCACCGTCTCCACGAGTTCCGCAAGGAGGGACCCAGGCCGGGCACTCCGGAGTGGATCCGCGCGGAGGAGCAGGCTATCTTCGACCGGGTTCTGGCGAAGTCACAGGCGGGGGACCGAGAGGCCCCGTGGTGGGATAGCCGACAGAACTACGAAGGATTCTGAGGGCCTTCGTCTTCTGGGCCTGGGTTCCGTGGGCCTGGACCCAGAGGTAGGTCCGGACCAGGTCGACCAAGGTCACGCGGAAGGGGTCACGTGCTGCCTTTGGCGAGGTTGCACCGCCGGCAGAGCAGCTGGAGATTGTCACGGGCATCTGTCCCCCCGCGGGACCTCGGCACGATGTGGTCGATCGTGCCCTGCAGCGTGTCTCCCGGGGTGCGCGAGCATTGCCGGAGACACCACTGGCAGAGCCCGGCGGAGATGCGCCATACGTAGGCTCTCTGCTTCGAGTGCTTGCCCCTGAGGTAGGGCCGGGTCACGCCCGGACGTCCTGCCACCAGAGGACCGGGACCTCGGGGCACTCCGAGAAGGAGCCCCGGAGCCAGACGCCCAGCCACCACATGACGTCCTGGACGGAGTCCCCGTGGGAGGCGAGGATGGCCTGGCGGGCCGCCCACTTCCTGAAGTTCATGCCCCGCAACCGCCGTGCGCGGGCCGCTCGGCCACGGTAGCAGTCGCACGGAGGCCCAGGGTATCGGAATAGGCGTACACCGAGTCGCGCTCCTCCGAGGTCCGGGCCCGCGGCCGGGCGCCCTTGCGGCGGATTTCCTGGGCCATGACTTCCCAGATTTCTGCTTGCGTAGTCAAGTGTCAGCCTCCGTGATGACAAAGCACGACTTTGGGCTCAGCGGGCCGCGTGGCTGACTGCTGATGGACCCGCCCGGTACCGCCCCGGGGTCCCTCCCGACCAGGGTGGCCGCGGTGGCTCACGCTGGGAGCAGCCGAAGCCGCAGCAGGAGGTCGATGCTTCATCGGGCCCGAAAAAGAACGGCCGTCCCAGGAGCTTCCCCCGGCTCCTGGGACGACCTGCGAGTCCATGAGACACATTGCTCGGACCTCGCGTAGGTGCTGGGGGGTCCGCACACCCCCATGATGACGGAAGACTACACCGCTGCCCTGGCGGCCATCGAGGCTCTCGTGGCTCTCGGAGCGCAGCGCGTGAAGATCGGGGACATCTCGGTCGAGTTCGGCGGACCGGTCTCCCCGGAGAGAGACGTCTGGACCTCGAAGCCCTCGGAAGAGGACCTCGACGACATCCTCTACCACTCCGCCGGAGGCTAGCCCATGGGGTTCCACGGTCCCGACGACGAGGACGACCAAGGGGTCTCCGCCGAGCAGATCAACACGCGCTGGTGGAAGGCCGGCAGCGACGCTGAGACGGCCCACGACATCGTCTCGACCTTCGATTTCCTGACCGGGAAAGACAAACGGCGCCGTGCTCTGAATCTGCATCACCTGAGACTCTACGGTAACCTTCCCGTGAGCGGAGTCAACCCCTCGTCGTACGACCGCGTGGTCTCGGGCGCGGACCGGGTGACGATGAACATCGTGGCGTCGGTCTGCGACCTCGCGACGGCTCGCATCGGGAAGCAGCGGCCCGCGCCGAAGTTCCTGACCATGGAGGGCAGCCCCTCGCTGCGCCGCCGGGCGAAGCTCCTGGAGCGGTTCATGGTCGCCCAGTTCCGCATCTCGAAGGTCTACGACACGATGAGGAAGGCCTTCCTCGACTGCACGGTCTTCGGGACCGGCGCGGTGAAGATCTACGAGGAGAGCGACCAGATCGTGGTCGAGCGCATCTTCCCGTCCGAGCTCCTGGTGGACCCGCTGGAGGGTCTGTACGGGGAGCCCAGGACCCTCTACAAGTCCAAGTGGATCTCGAAGGAGGTCCTGCGGGGGCTCTTCGGGAAGGAGGGGCGCGGGAAGGAGGCCGTGGCCATCCGCCGGGCCATCAGCGAGGCGGGGGGCTCCAGAGACTCGGCCTCTCGC